TCGCGGTCACTGTCAGGCTAAGCGTGGCAAAGTCACCAGGGCTCATGATCCCCGCAGTCGGGGCCTCGCCGCCCGCAGCATTGGTGATGCGCAAGATCTGCGTCGACATCGTGGCGTAAGTGAACCCGACATTGCCGGGCTGCCCGGTGGCACTCGATGCGACGTAATACTGGCCCTTCCAGGCCGAGTTGCCCGGCGCATTGCGATTGATGCCGCCGTATGTCGCGACATTGGTGCCGTCGTCAAAAGCATCGACAAAGCTGTCGGGGAGCAGCGAGTTGCCGGTGTTGTTGGTAAAAATGTCGGTGCCAAACCGCTGGACCGTAACCGACCAAACATCGTTCATCCGCGCTTTCAAGAGCGAGATTTCGCGGTCGGTCGCCTGGATGATCGTCTCGCCAAACGGCAGCGGCACAGGCACCACCCAAAAGCAGAGCGGGAACTGCGCGTTCTGGATGCCGGGGGTTACCACCGGCGCGTTGAACCCGCCGCCATAGCCGGTGTACTGGCCCTGGACCATGCTGTTCATCTGCGACGGGATCGTGATTTGGGAGAGACCGCCCGCCGCCTTCTGCGCGCCACCCAGCAAGTAGAACAAGGTCGGAGTCGCAAAGTACACCTGGACGAACAGACGAGGCACGAAAGCGCGCCTGTTTACGGCAGTCAACTCAGTGAACAATGAGCCTGACGGGACTACACCTTGGCCGGGAAGCGGCATCGAATACTATTCCCTCTACTATCTCACCGCTGGTTGCGGACTTGTGCTAACGCTTCGGTGATGGCGGGGCCAAGAAAGGCGTCCTCATCGCCAGCAAGCAGCGCCTTCAGGTCTGGCGGCTGGGTTTCCTTTGAGCCAAAGAAATCCCAGCGCTGCCCACCGGATGCGAGCGGCTGGGCCGGGGGGTTCTCTTTCTCAAAAGCCGGGATGGCGATGCGGTGATCGGCAACCCCGTGCAGTTCCATGAATTTTTCGAGCTTCTCCATGCCTTCGGCGGTATAGCCCTGGGCCATGGCAGCGGCCTTTGACTCGTTCCAGCTAGCGTTCAGCCGGGTGCGTTCATCGGCCGCCTCGCGGTCGGCCTTCTCTTTCTGCGTCTCTTCGCGGATCTTGCCGATTTCGTCGAGCAGCTCGCTCTTGAATTCGCTGAGCGTGGCGCGCAGGGAGATTTCTGGGGACGCCGCTTCCGGGGTCAGCTCGGCCTGCACTTCTAAGAGTTTCGCGCGGGTCTTTGGATTGGCGAGCCCGGCTCGGACCGCGGTGAAAACCTGCTGGTAATTGCGCAGATCGGTTTCGTCGATTTCGACCTTTGCCATGCGCAACTACCGGCCGTTGCCGTTCCCGGCGTTTGGAACGTGTTTGATGCTGAGGTCGGGCGCTTGCTTGGGGGTCGGCATCGTGCTGTTCATCAGATCCATCTTCTCGAACGGCACGCGCACGATCTGGCTGTCGCTGCGCGGAGTGGATTTTGTCGGATCCTGGAAGATGTTCATGGATTTCTCCTATGCGGCCGATGCCATTCCTGGCGGGGTAGCGGGGCGTGGGGGTTGCGGCGGCTGGGCACCACCGGCAGCGGCAGCCCCTGGGGGAGCGCCGGGCGGTGCGGCACCGCCGCGCATCGCGGCCACGTTCATCGCGTTTTGCCGGTTGGACATCATCAATTTCTGCAGGATCGAGTTCTCGATCCCGGAAGAGACCGCCCCCGGCGGGGTATGCTTGGCGATCTTAGCGAGCACGCTATGCACGTCACGACCGGCTTCGGTTCCCATGCCGAGCAATGGCAAGGCCTGCTCCAGCACATGTACCGCGACCGCCAGATGTGCCATGCCGGCGGCGTGCTCGCCGCGATTGGCGACCGGCATCGTCGCCGGTGAAGCACCGGTCGGCGGCGGTTCCGGCTGCGAGGCCCCAGGGCCACCGGCAGCACCGGGCGGAACCGGGGGACGAGCCCCCGGCCCCATGCCGACGGGGAATGGTTGGCCGTCAGCCATGCCGGCTCAGTAGCGGCGTCCGCGACGCCGCCTAGCGCTCATTCTGTTACGAGCGGCCATTACTTCCGCTTGTGCTTGCGCCGGCGCTTTTCGCGGGCACCTACAGGGGTAAACATACTGAAATCTCCATCGTGGGTTGCAAAACCGCCTCTCCCCGATGAAGATCCGCAGCGAGGGGTGGCGGCAACCCTCTATGGTTCAGGGATTTCAGATCCTCTGGTCAAAAGAGTTGACCCCCTAGCGGCGGCCATTTACAATTGCTACCCGTGAAAAACGGGCACCGCCATTCTGATGTAAAATTGTCTCCCAAAGAGGCGATGGATCTTTTAGAGGTCTCCGACTCCACCCTTCGGCGCTGGCGCAAATGCAAGATCGGGCCGGCCTATTACCGGGAGGTCAGCCGGATTTTCTACTATCGCGAGGACATCGACGCTTGGCGGCAGGCGTCAAAATGGCGATGACCGCTGAAGCGGTGCTAGCTAGCGCTTTCCGCCATGCGAGTGGGTGAGCACCTTTGTCCTCTCCTCGGGGGTGAGGCTGTTGAGCACCGCTTGCTGCTGCTTTTCTTTTTCCCGCAGCCGCTCGATCAGGATATCCTTGTGCTGGAAGGGCAATTGCTCGATCGCCGACTCGCCGGTGATAAAGCCGGCCTTTAGTCCAAAAGCGATCAGGTTCTGGTGGTCATCCTGGTAGATTGGGCTGGTGCTATGCGAATCGACGATGATGCGGCGGTCGTCGGGCAGCTCGGATAGCAGGAATTCCCCCTTTTCTCCACCCTCGGGATCGACCCAATAAACGCTGCCGTCTTTGGCTTCCTGCGCGGCGAGCGTGGCGTCGGCGAGCTTCGCGACCTGGCGCTCGACGAGGAGTGCCCTGTCGCGCAGCCGGGGGCTCGCGGTCTTTAAGAGCGTGTCGGCATGCACCCCCGCGCGCACCCCCGGTTCGCCTGCCCCTGACAGGATGTTCGAGAAGCCCGACACCCGGTCCATCAATTCGAGGATGGTCTTGATTAGCGGGATGAATTCGGGCGGCAGCTTTGGCGTCAAATCCTGTGCAGTAGCACCGGGCGGCAACCCGACATACCCCTGGCTGCGGAACTTGACAAACAATTCGTCGGTCATCCCGTCATAGCCGGGGAAGGCAAAGAGGCGGTCGGCTTCCTGGCCGACGATGCGCTGGATGTCGTCGAGATGGGTTACCAGCCATTCCTGGAGCTTCATCAAATCGACGATCTCGGAACGCCCCCAGAAGTAGTCCGTCACTTCATTGGGCTGGATGCGTCCATAAGGGAGCGTATCTGGCGCATAGAGGTTGCAGTGCTTATAGAGTGGGGCGACCATGATATCCGGCTCAAACAGCTGGATCGTGGTCCAATCGTCGTGGCGGGCATCGTCTCTGACCCACACCTCATGAAACGGATAAAGCTCGGCCGCCACGATCGGGCCGAGCACCGAATAGTTCGGGTCATTGGAGAGCTGCACTACACCGCCGGGCATCGGCCGGGTTGCGTTCTGCAGACTGGTATCGAGTACGGCGGTTGACAGCACCTGGTGCATAAAGGTGGTCGGGATGCCGGCCCCTGATTCCTTTGAGGCATTGCCGAGGATGCGGTCGTACATGCGCTCGGGCCGATCCAGGTGCCGCACTCGACGCCACACCTCGTGCTTGTTGAGGTAGGCGGTCTCCACACAAGCTTCCTGGTCGGAGAGTTCGTTGATACCTTCGTTATAGACCGCGAACTGCCACGGCATCACCAGCCGGGCATGGACATCGTGCTTGCCGCCATTCTGCTTTGACAGGTTCTTCTGGATGCAGCAGCCATAGGTAAGCGCCTCGCGGACTGCGCGGGCGCTGAGCAGGTCGACGTTGTTGCGCTCCCATTCGCGGGTGACGGCGCGCGCGGCTATCGCGCCTTTGGCGGCCACTTCGCGGCCATAGGGGTGTTCAAAGTCCATCATGAACCGCATGTCGGACGGGCTCATCAGATGCGAAGCGAGCCTATCGAGATGCGAATAGAGGACATTGATAAGCGCCAGGCCGCCCGATGCGCGGCCGGTTTCGGCCCATTGCCCATAGCTGCGGTAGGCGGCGGCGCGCTGGCCTTGGCTAGCGCGGCATATCTCGATGATATCGAGCGCCTGCTTACAGAGCTTATCCTGCGTCTGTTCGAGGATCATGATCCCGCCTAATTACAGCGGGATCGGCTTTGTTACAACCGCGAGTATTCTCAGCTCAGGATGAACAGGCAGGGGCCTCGCCCTCTGGGAGGGGCGGCTTTCCGTGCGGTGCCTCACGCCACTCCACCCCGCGGAACACCTCCGCACCCTTCGGCACCACCTCGCCAGCCTTCAGGTTGCGCTGCGCGCCATCCGGGAGCACGACGATATTTATGTGCAAATTGTCGGCCAGTTCCTGCATCTGCTCACGCAACCTAGGTGTCAGTGCCATCATTCTTCTCCGGCTGTGCCTGCTCGCCCTCGCAGCAGTGTGCTATGCCCGAGCCGCCACAATCAAGACAGGGCAGCGGCGCTGGCCGTCGGCGAATCACCGCTGGATGTATAATCCAGCCTCGCCCGTGACAGCGCTCACACCTCATCGCCCTTCACCTATGCGTGCGGCTATCCCGCCGCTGGGCGATCGGCTTTCCTACCTCGACAAGATCTTCATCGTCATCGAAGAAAGGCATCCCCTCACCAAGCAATGACCAGAATTTATGCTCTGACGACCACCACGCCGGTTGCCACTGCGGTTTTTTCTCGCGTGGCAGGGGTGACAGCTTGACCCAGTAGTAGCCTTCGGCTCGCGTCTCAGCCATTCTCCATCCTCCTCACCTTCTGATCCCATCCGCTCATCGCCACTGCGGCCGAGCCCGCGGAGCGCCCATCGAATCGCTCCGCAGCTCCGGTGCCAGCGTCGCCTCGCCACTGAGGTCGACCCTCACCATCGGTGGCACCAGCGCCTCCTCAATCCGCTGCAACCGCTCCTCGATCGAGCGCAGCAGCGCCAGCATTTCGTCGAGCTGCCTCATGGCAGAGGCTCCGGCCCGAACCCGTAGTGGCGGTCCCTGCGGGCCTCTTGCCGGCACGATGCCGTTATGGATAGAGGAGGCTGCGCGCCGCGCGCTTCCTCAGCCATCAGCCGCCTTAGTTCCTCGATCACCTTCAGCATCGCCTCCCGCAACTGCGTCATTTGACACCTCTAATATAATGTGCCCATCGACCGCCACCGGCCACTTCGCCAGCCAAGCCGCGGCCTCAACAAACGTCTCGCACCAAGTCTCTATCCGCGAGTTCTCCCCGTGATTGACGATCGCCTTGAACCGCCGCACCGTCACCTCCCTCATCCTGCCATACCCTCGTCAGGGAAATCGTCCTCGTCATAAAAACGGCTGAGCCCATAGGCGATCGCCCGCCTAATCTTCTTAAGCCGTTTAACGCGGCTGCGATGCAGATATTTTGCTTCGCCTAACACTGTGTCGATACGCGCCGCCTCCGCGCGAAGACGGGCAGCGATTTTGACTTCGTCGTTCATCTCAGATTCCGAGTGAGAAGGGCTGCAAGATGCCCGCACGCTTCGTCATTCAATGGAAACCGAAGAACGACATCGTTCCGGCGCGCCACTAGCCAAACACGGGTTGTTTCGTACTCGACGGTGATTTGCTCCACGTTGGGCGGAAAGCGGGTTAATCCCTTTGCCGCAATAGAAAACTCGAATGAGGGGTCTGTCACCGCGAAAGACCACCCAGCGTCACCCGCTCAGCCTCCACCCACGG